CAACAGCATGGCAGAAAGTAGCAAGTTTGGTTTTGTAAAAAGCCTAACAGAAAACACAAAAGGTCGTACTCCACATCCAGAAGATGCTATATTCTCCGGCAGTGCTGCCGCAGGACAACAGATTGCTGGACTAGGTGCAGTAGTATCTAATCCTAACAAATTAACTATCAAATGGGACGGTTTTCCTGCATTGATATTTGGTCGTGATCCTGCAGATGGTAGACTTGCGGTAATGGACAAGTACATGTGGAACAAGGGCGTACTTGCCAAGAGTGTAGATGAGTGGAAGCAGTACGACAGCACCAAAGCATCTGGTGGATTGCGTGGGGACTTGTACAACAAACTAGCACAGATTTGGCCAGGACTAGATGCCGCCACAGAAGGCGCAGGTTTTTACTGGGGTGACTTGTTATACACAGGACAGTTACAGCCACAGGGCGGGTCATACAACTTTAAACCAAACACTGTTGAGTATCGTATACCAGTTAACAGTAACTTGGGCAAGTTGGTAGGCAATAGCACAGGAGGCATAGTTGTGCATCAGCACTTCAATGAACTCGGCGGTTCTAGCACACAATGGGACGGTAAAGGGCTAAAAAATGTACCTGGTGGTGTAGCAGTATTAACACCAAGTGCAGGGCTACGTTTTGAATTAAAACAACCTGTGCAGTTAGAAAAACGTGCCAAAGCCGCACTACAGCAACACGGCAAGGCTGTTGATGATCTACTTGCACAAATACCAGCCAGTACTGTCCAACAAATACAACGCTACTTTAATCAATTTGTTACAGGACAAACCAAACAACCACTGTACACATGGCTAGAAGGCAACACCAGTGCTAAACAGTATCAAAATCTAGTTGGTGATGATTATAGTGGGTTATTATTTGCCAAAGATGCACAAGGTAAAACAGTTGCTAGTCCAGGCTATGATGGACTCAACACCATATTCAGTGCTATACTACAGTACAAACAAAATCTACACGATCAGCTGGATTCACAAATTGAAGGATTTGGGCAATTTGTAAATAATCAACCTGCAGGCGAAGGTTTTGTATTCCCAACTCCGCAAGGACTAGTCAAAATAGTCGACCGTGCTGGCTTCAGTGCCGCAAATTTTGCCAAGTAATTAATTTTTTACGCAATTTGATAAATATTTGCATGCGATATTTCGCACTAATATTAGGAGAATTAAAATGGCAGGATTAACAAAAGTAAACGGTGATAGTAATCCAGTAGTAAACGTTGGAAACGATATCACACAAAACGCAAACGCAACAATTATCAACACAGGTATTGCATCACCAATTGATGCATACAACATTCAGTTTGTAGCTGGTGACATTTCAGGTGAATTAGCACGTGGTACTAATGGAACAGCAGGTGCTGTTGAGACATTGTTGACTGCAATTGCCGCAAATGCAACAGTTATAGCATACCAAGCTGACCTAGGCGCAACAGCCGCTAACTCACAAGTTAGTGTTGTTCTTGAGCGTAGTTCATGGGAAAGTGCAGCCGCTATGCAGGTAGCATTACGTGCAACATTGGCAGCAAACATTGGTGCTAACGGTCCAATGACAACAACCACAATGGATGTTCGTGACGTTGGTATTAAACTAGCCGCTAGTTAATTAACTTAACTAACAGCAGTAAACAAGAAAGGTGCTCCGGCACCTTTCTTTGTGGCTAAATATTCTTGGAGACAACTTATGGCAGGAATAACAAGAAGTTCAGGATATGAATTTGCAGGGTCAACAGATACACTGTATCGTTTTGGCGGTAGTGTACGTTTCTTTAAGATTGATACAGGCGTTGACTTACGATTCGAAGACGATGGGTCCGACGAAGCATATGAAGCAATACTACAGTCTATACCTGGTTTATTAGCAGTTAGTTCAGTTGGCGCAACTGGAACGGTGCATGTATGTGTCGAAGCACATAGTTGTCTAGACGCTCTTCCTTTACAACAACAAATACAGTCTATAGGAACATCAAAAGGTGCTGTAAACCTTGGGTCGACTACTGTAATAGAAGGAACAAGTTTCGTTGTAGCATAATGTTGTTATAAATATTTTTATGATATTTTACACAGCATTTACGTTAGTAGATATAACCCAGACCGGTATTACTAGGAATCGCAAAGGCGAAGAGAAACAGCGCCATCAGCAACGAAATTGGGAAACAGTACTGCAAGTGATAGGCCTAAGGGCTCAACCACAGATGATTGAAGGCCCATATGATAGCGAATATGAACTCACAGACGGTGGAATTTTTGGAGAAATGTTCCGGGGCAAACACATGGTCTGGTATTTCAGTTTTGGCGTTGACATCGCAGACACATGGAAAGACACCAACGAAAATCCAACAGGTTTATTGGACAAAGACTTTGCAGAAGTGCCAATCATACAAGGACTTAACGAAACAGCAAAGTTCATGTTGCCCATATTCTATCCTCATGGCGCAATCAAAAACATACACTTTATTAACCAACGTGTAACTATATAAATAATACATTAACGGCACTTTACAGGCACACTTTATGGCATTTATTATGGACAAATTCACAGAACCCTCTTTTGAATTAGAGAAATGGAAAAACAAATGGCAGAAAGTGAAAGAAAAGATCTCGAGGCGCACGTTGATCTATGCGCTGAAAGGTACAAAACGTTGCACAAAAAACTAGACAAACTCGACGACCGACTTACTGGTGTAGAAGAGCATATCATATACATACGGGCGAAGTTGTCTGAATTTAAAACCATAGGCGAAGCAGCCAGCAATGAATCCAACAAAACATTGATTGGTGTAATGACTGCTGTTGGCGCCGCATTGCTCGCAGGTTTAATTGCCACTATTGTTCAACTAACCATAAATTAATATGAAGATCATAGAATTAGTAAATAAAGTAAGCCTGCCTATTACAAACGAAGAGTCGGATGTATTAGGCCAATTCCAGGAAAAACCTGTAATTAGAAAAGCCGAACTAAACGAAAGACAACAAGAATTAGCAAACTCACTTGTTAATAAAGACATATTACTAAGACAAACAAATGAAGAAGGCAAGATCATCTACAAAAAACGAAAAGGCATTAGCTGATATAGTACTCAACTTGGGAGTTGCGTACATCAAACGATTTACAAACAAAGAACTTAATAAATTTAAAAACAAACCTGTAGTTATTCCAATTGGTAATTACAGGTTTTTTGTTGGTCCGTATGAAGTTAACGGCATACACAAACACTGCTGGGAAGTATCTATAGACAAGGAAGTAGTACACTGTTTCTTGTCAAGATTAAATGCTATACTATATTGCTTAACCTGTGTTAAAGATCGTTATTGGCAAAGTCGTGACATACTTGAATGGGATAATAAGTTAGGCCATTTGAACTTAGATTTAGAATATTACACAAGAAGCATAAAATCAGCACAGGATGCCAACGATCGCGAAAGAAAAGAAATAATGTTAAATAGATATATTGATGCTAAACAGCGACAAAAGCAAGCAGTAGACAAATTGAATAAAACAATAAAGTCGGCTAAATACATTAACTTTGGGAATATGAACAATGAGACTAACTGAAATGAACACCAAGCCGTCGGCGACTAAGATTAATAAAGTTATGGAAAGTCGTTTTGGCAACAAAATTGACTATAGCAAATTAGACTTTGGTAAAGCATACGGCCTTGCTAACGCTCTAACAGAAAGCCTTGACAAGATTAAAAACAGTCACGGTATACACAAAGCAGAAAAGAATCCAAAATACATGCACCTTTTAATGGTACGTGAGGGCATTCACAAGTGGATGGTTGAGAACAAAGAACAACTAATCCAAGAAAGTGAAATGGGTCGTAGCCAGGCTATACTAGCCGCTAAAGATATGGTTGACAGCGTACAGGACATGCTTGAAGATGTTAGCGAAATGGCTAACGAGCAGATGCCAGCACTACTTGACACAATCCGTGATCAAATTGGCATGACAGAAGCAGAAAACTTCAAGGCAAGTGTTGGTGGTATACTAGAAACACTTCAAGCTGCAATCAGTTCATCACGTGAGCAGATGGATATGGCAGCTCGTGCATTAGCAGGTGAGCAAACAGATCAACCAATGGACATGGCAGTAGGCGGCCCAGAAGCAGATATGGCTCCTCCAGTAGAAGCAGGCGCCGTTGATGTTGAAGTTGGCGACGAGTTCGATGCTACTGAACCAGCCGCTGGTGACGATGTAGTTGGTCGCGAAAAGCGAGACTAAGTAAATGAAAGTCAATGATATTGTTGAGAATGTCATCGACGACATGCTTGAAGAGGGCGGCGAGGAATACGAAAACGCCGCTCTGCTTACTATCCTCAGTTACCTACAAAACAGAGCCGCTGACACACACAAACAGCCTCGTATACGTGCAGATAGTCTAATCAATCTTGTTCAAGATGCAGGATATCCCCAATTCAACTTTGATACATTAGTTAATGTAACCAAAAACAACGACAAGGTCGGAAGCATTATTAAAGACATCAAGGATGTTACTGTGCAATCCAAAGATGGTAAAGTAACACTGGGACAAGGTGGCGAATTGGTCAAGTACGTATATATTAAACCTGTAAACGTAGACGACGAGAATATAGATACCGAACAAGATACCTCTCCAAAAACAGCACCAGAGAAAAAAGTCGACTCAATGGCCAAACGTGCCGCAAAATCTCGCCCAGATTTATAATCTCGATTAATTTGACTTTAGTGCATTATAGTCTTATAATGTTGCAACAATACAATGTTTAAAATTTTCTTTTATCATGCCAATGATACATTGGGCCAAGCGACCGACCGACAAATATTCTTAGGTATTGCCGCACTCTATCTTAAAACATACATTGATTATAACAAGAAGAACATTGCTGACCAGATTGAGTGGATATTACCAGCTCAACAAAAGATGACAGATGAGCAATTAATCGAAAAAATAAATCAAGAAAAACCGGATATATTCTGTACAAGTCATTATATTTGGAACAACGACTTTCTAACGAACCAAATACAGCGTATCAAGCCGTATGTAGATAAAAATATTTTATTTGTGGCAGGAGGTCCTAGTGTTGATGTAAACATAAATGATAATTTTTTCCAAGACAATCCAGCAATTGACTATGCTCTATATGGAGCAGGAGAAGTTGGGTTCGCTGATCTAGTAGAGAGTATTATTAATAACAAGAAACTTCTCAGGATCAATACCAGTAACATAGCATGGTTTGATGCAGACAAGAACAAACAAGTAATAGCCGACTTTGTGTATGTGCCACAATTAAAAATAAGTCCTTATACCCACAATGCTAGTTTGTTTTCTAGTATGGTAAAACAAATGTTAGATAAGAATCTATTGGTTATTGTTCCTTACGAGCTTACCAGAGGATGTCCTTATAAATGTACGTTCTGTGATTGGAACAGCGGTCTTACTAACAAAACAACCAGGCGTAAAGGAACTTATGAAGATGAAATAGATTTGTTTCATAAACTAGGAATAAAAGGCATCTATCTTGCAGACGCCAATGTTGGTCAGTATCAAGAAGATATCGACATGATTGAATATCTTTCAAAGAAAAATATAGAAGAAGGTGCTGGATTCAGACTCGACGGCAACTTTAGCAAACTGAGAAAAGAAAACAATTTAAAAATATATCATCATTTAGCAAAAGCAGACCTAGTCACTGATACTGCTGGGTTTACAATTAGTGTTCAAGATACCAACGAAGATGTCTTAATTAACATAGATAGACCCGATGTGGGATGGGACGTTCATGTAAAGATAATGAAAGAACTACGGGAACACTACCCTAAAAAACCTAGCCAAGTGCAATTAATTCAAGGACTTCCTGGCCAAACTGTTGAATCGTGGAAACAAACTCTTAATACAGTTGCAAGTGAAGCCACGTTCTTGCAAATATTTGTTAGTGAATTACTATCAGCCAGTCCTGCCGCTAGAGACAAAACCTACCAAGATAGTTTTAAGTTTGAGTATAGCGACGCTGAACGATTCAATGGCGAAGAGTTCTTTTCGGGGCAATTCACAAAATCATGTGTGAGTTTTTCACAGCAGGACTATGTTGAAATGTCAATTTGGTCAACATTTTACTCAGCATTGGTTTACTTTAGAGAGCAATCTACTGCCAGGTTTGATTTCGATGCAGTAGTAAGATCCTTTGAAAATTCAACTATATATCAAAAGTTGTTGGCCAATTTAGCGGAAAACTGGATAGTAAAAAATAAATTTTTTTATACAATTGATTTTAATGGCACCCCACTACTCGAAAACCCGTCAAGCACTTGCCATTTTAAATTAACAGGCATACAATGGGCTTACAGTATTAAATTTCTACGATTCGTAGCAGATCACTTAACTGATGATATTTCACAATCAGACTATGTAAAAAATAGTCTGACAAAAAAGAACGGAAAAATTGTTGTCAACTTTCCGTCAAAATCCCATTATCTCGACTTTTAACAAACAAATCAAAACTTTACGGATCAAAGTGCATGATAACTGAACGATATGAATACAAGCCAATCAACAGAGTTAATGTTGATGGTAAACGATACTACGCAACACCCACTGGAAACAAGTTGCCTAGTGTAACTACCATACTGGACCGCACCAAGCCCGAAGAACAAAAGCAAGCTCTGCGCAACTGGAAGAAGCGTGTAGGCGAAAAGAAAGCACAGGAAATTGTAACTGAAGCCGCAAGTCGCGGAACACGTATGCATGCTTATCTTGAACGTTTTGTAAAAGAAGACGACCTAGGCGAGTTTCCTAGTAACCCATACGCACAGACTGCATGGTTCATGGCCGCAGAAGTTGTGTTAAAAGGAATGAACAGTGAGAATGAATATTGGGGTTGCGAAGTGCCAGTTTACTACGATGGGTTATATGCAGGTACAACTGACTGTGTCGGTGTTTGGAATGGTAGACCAGCCATAATTGACTTTAAACAAACCAACAAACCTAAGAAGCGTGAATGGATTGGTGATTACTTTTTACAACTTACAGCGTATGCACAAGCACATAACGAAATGCACGGTACTGATATAAACACAGGTGTTATCTTAATGTGTGCAAAGCCCGAGTCTAAAGATGCTACTCCGCAATATCAAGAATTTGTACTAGAAGCTGATGAATTTGATCACTGGAGTGAACAGTGGATGAAGAGAGTTGAGCTATACTATCAAATCGCATAAATATAAAATAATGAGGATTTGATAGATGGCTGTTACCCAAATAAGTAGAATTCAACATAGACGAGGTCTTAATCAAGATTTACCACAACTTGCAGGTGCAGAGCTCGGGTGGAGTGTAGACACACGTAAATTATACATTGGTAACGGTACCATAGAAGAAGGCGCACCAGCAACAGGTGTTACTGAAGTTTTAACACAATACACTGACCTTGCCGCACTGATTGGTTCGTACACTTTTAAAGGAAATGTTACAGATTATACTGTGCAAACTGGCAGTAGTGTTCTAAATCCAACAGTACGCAGTTTCCAGCAGAAGTTTGATGACTTTGTTAATGTAAGAGATTTTGGTGCTACTGGTGACGGGTCAACAGATGATACAGCCGCAATTAACCGGGCTATTCAGCAGATCTACATTGAAGCAGAAAATCTAGTAGATCCTCGCACACGAAGAACAATATACATTCCTGCAGGAACATACTTAACAAGTGATGTAATTAATATTCCCACTAATACAAGTTTGCAAGGCGACGGTCCTTCAAGCAGTATAATTAAGTTACAATATGGTAATTTAAGTGTAGCGAATATAGCAGACAGTGCATTTCAGAGTGGATCAACAATAGGATCAGGTGGTGCAACCTTACCAAACAATATTGACATTCAAGGAATCAAGTTCTGGAATAGTAACCTATCTATCGAACGTCCAATTTTCAACATTGACAGTGCAAGTAATGTAAGAATTACAAATACTGCTTTTGTTTCTAACGTCAACCCAGGAACACACTATCCTAATGTTGTAGAAATACTCAGTACCAGTACTGCAACAAAGAATATTACTCTTGATACTGTTCAAATATTAGGCGGTGGTAATGGCCTTGTTAATATGGGGACAACCACAACTGCACTAAATGTTTTAAACAGCTATTATGATCAACTTAGCAATGTTGCTGTTGTTTTTAACAGCATGGATTCCTATACTAGTATAAACAGCTATTTTGGAGACAATGTTACATCAATATCAAGTACCGCTGGAGCAACGAACTTTGTTTCTATAGGCGAAACGTATGCATCTGGTACTGCTTCACTAACAGGAGCCTATCTAGGCAACTTAAACTTGGGTGTAGCACGTAGCTCAAGTGTTAGCACTGACTCTCCTGTTATTTCCAGTTTTGTTGCTAACACTGCTGGAGAAATCAACTACGAAATCAGCAACAGTTCAGCAAGACGATTTGGTACACTACAGTTTAGTACCAATGGAACCGATAACAATTTTAACGACAATTTCACAGAAACAACAGTCAGTATAAAGGCAAATTTATACGCAAACGGAAACAGTTTAACCTGTAGTTTGGATTCAGGCACAGGCACATTTAAATACGCAATCAATCAATTTATTAGTTAATAGATGTTCAAGTTACAAACTAGTGCTTCTAGACTGAAGTGCTGGAAAAATTTCAGATACAAGATCGACCAACTTCCATTGGAAGAAGCATTACAAGAAACAGTAGATTTCTGGCAGTCCTGTCCATGGACTGCTTTTTATTTGGACATCAACAATCCTGCAAGTTGGCCAAATGCATGGGATTTAATTATAGATAACTACTATTGTGATCTTGCTAAAGTGCTCGGTATAGTGTATACTTTAAATCTTAGCGAGCACGGACAGAATTTAGATACTGAAGTACACGTTTACAAGGACTCTAAAACCGGTTATCAATATTGTATAGCCTATTTGGATCAAGGAAAATATGTACTTAATTTGATTGATAATCAGATATTAAATAAAACTGATATTGCAGAAACATTAATACAAACATGTTGCTATGAGGCAACTGAACTAAAACTAGAACAACAATAACGAGGCAAGAATGACACAGATTCAAGTAATCAAGAGAGACGGTAGCAAAGAAGAGCTAGATATCGAAAAAATGCACAAGGTTGTAATGTGGGCAACTGAAGGAATCACAGGTGTAAGTGCAAGTGAAGTAGAACTAAAAAGCCACATCCAATTTTATACTGGTATCAAAACAGGCGACATACAGGAAACACTTATCAAAAGTGCCGCTGATTTGATTTCAGAAGAAACTCCAAATTACCAGTATGTTGCTGGCAGACTAATCAACTACCATCTACGTAAACAAGTGTACGGTGACTATACACCATGGCCATTGTTAAAGTTGGTAGAACATAATGTTGAAAGTGGTTTTTATGATCGCGGTCTACTGGAAGCATACGATGCAGATGAGTGGGAGAAATTAGACAGTTACATAAAGCATGAGCGTGATGAAACATTCACCTATGTTGCTATGGAACAATGGCGTGGCAAGTATCTTGTACAAAATCGTGTTACTGGTGAGATGTTTGAAACACCACAAATGGCTTACATGTTAATAGCCGCAACACTGTTCCAGGACTATCCCAAAGAAACAAGACTACACTGGGTAAAAGATTACTACGATGCTATCAGTAACTTTGATGTGAGTTTGCCTACACCAGTTATGGCAGGTGTGCGCACACCACAAAAACAGTTCAGTAGTTGTGTATTGATTGAAACAGATGATAGTTTAGACAGTATTAATGCAACCACAGCCAGCATTGTTAAGTATGTTTCTCAACGTGCAGGCATTGGCATTGGTGCAGGACGTATACGTGCGCTAGGTGCACCGATACGCAAAGGTGATGCATACCACACAGGTGTGACTCCTTTTTACAAGTTATTCCAATCTGCTACAAGAAGTTGTAGTCAGGGCGGTGTAAGAAATGGTGCCGCAACACTTTATTATCCAATATGGCACTATGAAATCGAAGACCTCTTGGTTCTTAAAAACAACAAAGGCACAGAGGATAATCGTGTGCGTCAAATGGACTATGGCGTACAATTTAATAAGTTAATGTATGAAAGACTAATCACAAATGGAGACATTACTGTGTTTAGTCCGCATGATGTACCAGAGATGTATGATGCGTTTTTCAATGATCAAGACAAATTCAAAGAGCTATACGAGAGAGCAGAACGCAATACCAAACTGAGGAAGAAGACCTACAAGGCAGCAGATCTGTTTAGTAGGTTTATGCAGGAACGCAAAGACACTGGAAGAATTTATTTACAGAACGTGGATCACGCTAATACGCACTCACCGTTCGATGAAAAGATCGCGCCTGTGAAGATGAGTAACCTTTGCGCAGAAATAGATTTACCAACTGTACCATTGAACGATGTCAATGACGAGGATGGTAGGATCGCCCTGTGTACTTTATCAGCGATCAATTGGGGCAATGTAAAAAGCCCACATGACTTTGAGAAAATGTGTAAGTTGGCAGTACGAGGACTAGACGCACTTCTGAGTTATCAAGGATACCCAATCAAAGCGGCCCGTAAAGCCACAGAAGAGTTTAGACCTTTAGGTATAGGCATCATTAACTTTGCTTATTTCTTGGCTAAAAATGATGTAAGTTATAGTGACCCAGAGGCATTGCCGCTGGTAGATGAGTACGCAGAAGCCTGGTCTTACTATTTGATCAAGGCTTCTGCAGACTTAGCAGAAGAACAAGGCGCATGTACTAGATGGAACGATTTAAAATCTGCACAAGGTCGTTTACCTATTGACACATACAAACAGGATGTTGATGAATTGGTTAAGCACCAAGAACGTATGCCGTGGAAAGAACTACGAGAACAAATCAAACGCACAGGTCAACGCAATGCAACACTGATGGCACTAATGCCTGCAGAGACAAGTGCGCAGATCAGCAATGCTACTAACGGTATTGAACCGCCACGCAGTTTTGTAAGCATTAAAGGCTCAAAACACGGCCATTTGAAGCAGGTTGTGCCTGAATATAGGCGTCTAAAGAACCGTTATGAACTACTGTGGGAT